CCTCATCTCTAGATTTAAGTCCAGCAAGGTTTTGGTTATGTGTGTGAATATCTCCTTTTGTGATTTCATATGTGTACTCCTCATCGTTCATGTAATGTGCTAATAATCTTAATTCTAATTGGCTAGCATCTATACCAACTAATTTATACCCTTCCTCTACACACCAGAAACTCCTGCATTCTGTACCATATTCAGAAGTTATACTAGGAACTTGTGCCATGTTTGGATTGCGGTGTGTCATTCTTCCGGTTATAGTACCGTTAGGTATTACAAAACCATGAACTCTTTCATCGTCCTGTACAGCTTCTAACCAACTACTTATCTGTGCAATTCTTTTTTGTAGTAGTAAGTACTCAGCTATTAGCTTTGCTTCTGGTATGTTGTTTATTCTAGAAAGAGTACCCTCGTCAACAATAGGCTGACCTGTTGGTGTAAACTTATCAGGCTTCCACCCAAACTGAATTAAATATTCTCCAATCTGCTTACGTGAACCTAAATTAAAATCAACTAATTTTCTACGTATAAAAGGTTTTTTATTACCTGTTTTAATAATGTCATCGTATTCTTCTTGAGTAAGTCCCTGTTTAGATAAGTCTCCATCTTTTTTTATTTTAGGTATTACTTCTTTTATGTCTACGAGTTTAGGCACAAAAACTTTCTGAACTTCCTTTTCTATCTCTTGTATCTTTTCTCTAAGAGTAGCTAAAAATATAGAAGCTTCAACAGAATTAAATTTAAATCCGTTTACTTCTTGTTGCTTCATTATTTTAAATACTTCATGTTCTATATCTAAACTCTCTGTAGCAAAAGCCTGTCCTTCTTTTAATAAATATCTATATAGAACTGTGTTTAGCTTCACATCATTTACACAATAGTTAAGCATCTCCTCAGAATAATGTTTAAATTCTTTGTAGTCTATCTTAGGAAACTTTAAACGATACCCCCACATTTCTAAACCATGACCACCATCCCTTACTGGATTGTAAAGACGTGACATTACTAAAGTATCTATTATTTTTTTTGTATTTAAATCTACACCTGTTAAGTCTTTTATAACAGGTATATCAAACCCTATAATATTATGACCTATTATAGTATCAGCAGATTGTAATAACTTTAATCCTTCATCAATGTTAGAAGGGTCAAACTTATAAATTTTATCTGTATCAATATCTTGACAAACTATACACCATATCTTAGTAGCTTTTATATCGTCAGTTTCTATGTCAAACATTAATTTCATATTAAAAATCTACAGCTTCTTCAGTTTCCTCTTCTTCTATTTCATTAAGTCTACCTGTTTCTCTGTCGTAAAGCAACCTAGTCGCAGAACCTACATCTCCTGTGTATCTAGATTTAAGAACTCTAACTTTAGTAGTATTAGATTCGTTCTCACTATCTGCTTGTTGATTTCTTTCCAAGGCTATAACACAATCAGATAACTGAGCTATGCTTTGAGAGCCTCTTAGGTGTGAAAGGCTAACTTCTATACCGTTCTCATGTCCTTTGTTTCCGTCAACTCTACGTAAATGAGAAACCAATATCATACCTACTCCTGTTTCTTCCACAATACTTCTTAGTCTAGCCATGATATTATCAATAGCTCTTCTTTCGTCTCCTTCAGCAGAAGCAACTACAAGCATGTGTAGATGGTCCAGTACAATCCATTTACACTCACACCCAATAATCATAAACCTAATCTTAGAAAATATTTCGTCTATATCATTTGTTCCAAAGTGTGCATGTACCCATACCCTATTCTTATTCTCCCCGTCATATAATATATCAAAGAATTTATCTAACTCTTCTTCTGAATACTGCTCTCTGACATGGTCTATATATAATCTGTTATTAGCTTCTATAGATAGTATACCGTCAATAGTTCTTCTCCAATCCTCTTCTAAAGCTATTACCCCTACGTTATCTTCTGTTTCTTTTATTAACCAATGCTCTAATTCACGAGTCACACTAGACTTACCTAATCCTGTACCACCTGTTAAAGTTATAAGCTCTCCTCCTCTCATACCCACAAGCTTATCATTCAATCCTTCCCAAGGATAAGGTATACTATTTTTCTTTTCTCTTTTATGAAACTCACTTCTCTTATCAGAAACATTTATAACTCCTGCTGGGGTATATATCTTAGCATCCCAGAAAGCTTTGACAAACAAAGCATGTTTGTTATCTTTAAGCATGTCATTAGCATCTTTGTACCCATTAGGTAAAGTCATTATCTTAGCTTTACTAGGTGTAAATAACTGAGCTACTTTCTTTGATGCTTCTTTACCAGCTTTGTCATTGTCAAAACAAATTATAATATTTTCATACTGTTCTAAAAATTCTAAACTTTCTTTGACATCTTTTACAGCACCTTGAGAACCTCTCTTAATAGACACAACATCCCACTTAGAACCAAACAACTCATAGCCTGCCATTGCATCGCACTCTCCTTCTACTAATGTAATATACTTTCCGCCTTTAAATAACTGTTCGCCAAATAATCCAGTACCTTCGTATGTTCCTTGAAAACTAAAGTTCTTATCTTTTACATATCGAATTTTAGAAGCTGTCTTTTCGTTGTTGTTATAAAAGGGATAGATATGTTGAACAACTTCTCCCTCAGTATTGTATACAGCTTTAACTCCATATTTAGTAGCTGTATCTTTTGATATTTTTCTATCGTTTAAAGCACCATAAATAGCACCGTGTTTGTTATCCAAACTTGTATTTTGTTTTTCAACTAACTCCATAGAGCTGTCCTCCTTGTTATAATTTTTAATAAAATCACCGCAACTGAAACACTTAGACGAGCCATTTTCATTTACGGATAAAGCATCTGTACTCCCACAAGCATCGCAGGGTAAATGCATTTTGACAAAAGCCATATATTCTCCTTGACTAAAATGGATTGTTTAAGAGAAATACCAAGTGCAAGGAGGGACTTAAGAACTCCTAAACAATCCTAAATAAATTCTATTTTGAGTCGCCCTCTGACTCTTCAACAGTTTGTTCTTCTTGTTTTACCACAGCTTCTGTACATTCTGCTAGCAAAGATTCTAGTCTACTGCTATGTTCTTGAGAAGCAAAGTTTAAAGCTTCAACTAATACATTTAACGTGCCTATCTTACTAATACGTATCTTAGCCTCTGCTTTTTTACCCTCATCTGTAACTTTTGAAACATCATATGCTGTTTCTTTGTTGTCCTTGTTTGGGATAGTGATAATCATTTTTTCTCCTAACTTAAAAGTCTAAATCTTCGTCAACACTTGCACTAGAGTCTTGTCTTTCTACCAAGTCTAGTACTTTGACTCCGTCTAAAATGTAGTAATCATACGAACCCCATTTATTTTCATGGTGCCAGTAATGAAACATTATCTTAGCATGTGTTTGATTACCTATAGTAATCTCTCTACCGCTTTCATCATTAAACTCAAACGGTCCTCCTTCAGCATTCTTTATAATAACTGACTTGTTATCTGCCCCGTTTTTATTTTTAGTAAATCTTTTGAAGTAAATACTTTCCGGTATCTCTTTATCTTCCCAGCCTTTTGTTCTGACTCCCATCTTTTTAGCCATCTCTAAATCTTCTGGGTTGTCTGGTATTAAGAAAGTTTCCCAAACACCGTCAGGATTGAACTTAAAGTTCGGGTTATTAATAGAAGGATAGATTAACTTACCGTCTATTGTGTAGTATTTAATCTTACCTTCATCCGTTTTTTCTATTAGTTTAGACATATAAACTCCTATATTTATGTGTTAAGTTATTCATTATACGTACCTTATTTATTAATTGCAAGTAAAATATCATCAAAAGATACAAAACTTTCATCACATAGTTTTACGTAAAAGAACTCGTCTTTCCCCCACCTTACTTCATAGCTTACTTTATTCTCGTAAAGCTCTCTGTTGTTTTCTCTTATCCAGTTATCAAAATTTCTATACTGGTCCTTGTTTAGTTTTTTAAATTCAGTCTCCATTTTTCTCCTTATCATAAATAATTAAACCTGCTCCATAACAACATACTATCACAAATAAAATTACTATTCCTAATCCGTTCATTTATTATCTCCTTTAACGTAGCTGTGTGTATCTCTATCCCATACTAAATTTAACAAGCCACTTAGTTTCCACCTAATTGTATCTAAATTAGAAATATCAGACATATAAACATCTTTTATTTCTGAATAGTTATCTAGCATACTATCAATTTGATTGACATATCTACACCAATCATAGAGTTCTTCTGTTGTTAATTCAATAGTTGTTTTAGTTTTTAAATGTTTTACTTTCATTTTCCTTGCCCTCTATATTTTTTGTAGGAACTTTTTTTATTTTTGTTCATGGTTGAGAATCCTACATTACCTCTACCTT